ATTGCAATAACATACTTTAAATGATCTATTGCACAAAGAAAACTACAAAGTAAATAATCTAACATACAAGTAATGTGGCAGTTTGAGCTTCCTTTAGTTTGTCAAAAAAAGTATTAAAAGCTATTTTAGAATTTCCTATAAAATCTCCACTTGTCCATGTTGTACCAAGTAAAATACATCCGTCTGTGTCTTTAGATGTATTGCCAGGATGAATCCTAATACCCTCAAAGCCAGGCACACTTAATACATGGGGAAGTTGCTTACCAAAACGAGCAGAAAGATCAATGATGACAGGATAAGTGCCAGTTGGAATAGCTGTTTGTCCATTTACTTTTTCCCCTTTTCTTACTACATCCTCTAAAGAAAAACTATGATAAACACCATCAATGTAGAATTTGCCGATAGTATAACTGCTTCCATATTCAAACCTCTCTAATCTTAATTTCATCTTTTTATAGCTAAGTACATTCTTTCGCCAATAATAAATGACATACAAGCACCTGTCATGTCTAGAAATACGCTTACGACTGCCACAGGAACGCTAGGTGAGTAGATAACAAAGATAGTGGCAATTAGTATGAATGATACGATAACATATCTATAGCAAGCTCTAAGATCAATAATCCATTTAGAAGGTTCGCCATTAGGTGTGTCTAATTGAGCTAATGCTTTTAAGCGTTCTGTTTCGGCTTGTATAAGAGATATGCGTTCTTGCATGTTTTGTGGTTGGCCACCAGCTCCGCCTGTTAGTTTGGCAAATATACCTCTAACGCCATCTGTAAATGCAGGAACTAATGCTGGTAATATAAGTGAGATTAAGCTACCCATTATGTTGTTGAACTCCCATGATTGTGATGATGTAATTCAGGTGTGTCAGTTTTAGGTTTAGGCTTTTTAGGGCCTTTAGCAAATAATTCTTTAAGTTTTTCTAATATTTTCATAATTCTAACGGATCAAATCCAAATTGTTTAGCAACCTTATGTTGCATGCGTTTAAATTCGCCTTTATGGGATAAGTATATTTCTGATTTAGGATATTTGATGTATATGATTTGGTGAATCATCTCATGTAAAAGCGTTTTTATAACAGTATCTAAATGACTACATTTACCTAATGAGATTGTTATTGTGTGTGGTTCTGGTTCGTATTGTCCGTATAGTTCAGGGTTATTACATACCACAAATTCTACACGCTTGGCAGGTGGAAATGGCATAGATACGAAGGGTTCTATTTGTATAAATGCGGTATATAAAGCTGCGATAGAATCCTCTGTTATCCACATTAAACACTTGCTTTCGGTTGAAATAATTTAGCATCAAATACTGCTGTTTGGTTTATCTCTGGAAAGTATATATAGACTGCATGCTTTCCTTCGTAACTATCAGATTTCCAGCATCCTTCGTGATTAGCATGGCCTGTTTCAGTAGCATAAGCTGCATACTCATAGCCTTGTAATCCCATTTTCTTAAAGATACATTCTTCTGTAGTAAGTACTATTTCGCCTGTTTCTGTTTTCATGCTCATTTGTTTAATTGTTTCTTGAGCATAAGGATATTCTAATAACAATACCCATAAAACAGCTAATACCGTAATATAGGCTAATAACTTCATTTTATTTTCCTGAAAACAGGTGCATAAAATAGCCTATAAAACCACCGATAGATGATGCGATCATCATACCAGTCCATAGGCCACCTTTAGATTTATTGGCTAATTCTAATAGTTCTTTTATGTCTTTTTCAAGGCTTTCTACTTTATGTTCTAAAGACTCTACCTTGCCTATAAGTTTGCCATAGGATACTGGATTAATGTCATTCATTATTAGGCCTTCATAATAAATGCTAAAGCAAAGTAAGGAACTAAGTTTGCATTAGTACCACTTGAGCCTGTTGTTGCTAAAGAAATGCCTGTAGTAACTGTATTTGTATTACCTGTAATAGTATTAAAATAACATCCTGTTCCACCACTACCGACTGATGTTACAGAATTTACAAGTGTATAAGTATGTGCATGGCCTGGATCTGTTACTGTATGTGTATGAGAAACTACAATAGCATCTTTACTACCACCAGTTTGTGTATTAGCACCTGTAATAGTGGTATAAGCAACACCAGCAGTATCAGAATAAGCACCAATAACAAATTTATTGCGTAAATCTGGAGTGCTGCTTGTACCATCACATAATAACCATCCACTAGGAATAGTAGCAATAGTACCTGACCACATAGTAATAACACCAGATGGAATAGAATTAATCGCAGGATTTACTAATTGAAATTGTGTGCCATCATAAATAACTTGTATTGCACTATTAATTAAAATGTCATTAGCTGTAAGGGCTGTTGTACCATTTTTAGTAATGGCTTTAGCACCAATAGAGTTAATGTTAAGAGTAACGCCACCTGTATTGGTTGCAGCAGCAATAAATCTAAATATTTGACCAGCAGCTAAAGCACTCATAGAAACAGGGGCAATAGCAGTAATAGTATTAGTACCAGCTACGCTTGTTAGATATTGCAATGTACTATCTTGTACTTGTCCTGCCGAAGCATACATAGTACGAACTGTTGCATTACCTACACCAGTATGAGCATAAGTAGCCATAGGCAAGTTGGCTATAGGAGCTGTTTGACCATCATAAGCAATAGATGCTGTTAAAGATGATGCAATATCGTTTAGGGTGTTGTTAGCCCATGTAGATGATATTGTAGTTCCAGTGGTGACTGGATTCCCTGCTGGTAGGGTATACGTTCCTGCGCCATTTCTTGCCATTATTGTTGCTCCTTGTTTGCTTTATTAGTTATTATTGCTGTATTTATTATGTTTTCCAATGATGCTTCAGGCAACATATTTACTAGATTTGTAGCTGCATCACTAATTTTACCGCCAACATTTGCAGTTTTACCTGCTAATATAGCTGCCATTCTAGCAACTCTAGGAGAAGCTGTTGCTGCTATTAGTGGATTGTGTGTAAGTAATGGTAAACCAATTTTTTTACCAATAGTCCATAAATCTCCAGCAGATATGCCTTGACCTGTGCTAGGTGGTTTTGGATTCCATACAGCAGTATCAATACCAGCTTGAGTAGCTTGTTTTAATCTTTCAGCATCAGTTAATTGTTCAAATGGTTTGTAAGAAGGCATTGTTGTTCTTTTGATTGCTGCTGCCATATCACCAGGTAAATCTTTATAATGTTGAGCTAATAGATCCCAAGCACCTAATCCTTCAGGATGTCCTTTTGTATAATCTTCTGCAAGTATTGCTACATCATGCGGAACTTGAAGTTTTCTTGTATAGTTATACACCATATCATTGTATAATTTTTTTCCTAAATCGGTAGATTCAACAATAGCTTGTTTTAGCTCAGGAATATTTTGTTTGTACGCTTGATAAATAGTATTAAATGCTTCAGGATCTTTTCCTGATTCAAACGATAATAATCTATTAGGAATTGATTTAATAGCAGCATTAGATTTGCTTAATAAAGCAGCTAATTTTTGAGCAGTTTCTGAGTTTTTAATATTGCTAGATAATGTTTCTGCAGCAACCTTACCTTTTTCTATCATTGGTGTTTTAGTAAGACCACCAATAGGATATACTTCTGGTGCTAATCCTTCTAATTTACTTGCATCCCAAGCATTGCCAATGTTTTCCATAATGGTTGGCTTATAAGGAGCAGAAGTTCTATTGCTTTGTAATGCCATATTTGTAGGAATAGAAGGATCATAAGGTGCATTGGTTTGTGGATCAAATCCTGGTTTAGTTTCAGGAGCTTGTTCCCATGCGTTTTTAGTTGGTGCGTCTTGCCATCCCATATTTTATCCTTATGGTTTAATTCTAGTAACTCCATTTGGATCTACAAATGTAGAACCAGATGGTAGTAAATTGTATTCAGCATCATTTGAAATCTTATTAGGTTGAGCTAATATTTCCCCTTGTTTTTGAGCTGTAGTTTTTTTAACAGTAGGGCTTTCACCAGCTTGTAATTTTGTATATACATTTCTAGCTTCAGGGCTTAATAAATCTCCAATATTTTTATTTAAACCCATTCCAGATTGATATTGTGATTCTAAAGATTTTAAAGCTCCACGCAACAAATCAACACCGTTTGCAATATAATCCTTTTGTTGTTGTTCACCTGCATTTGGATCAAATGATTTTTCCCATGCTTGCAATTCTGTTAAATTACCACCGCCAGAAGCAGCAAATACTTTGCGCAATTCAGATGCAACTGCTTGAGAAGATTGTCTATATCTACCTTGACGTGAATCACCAAATCCTTTTTCTTCAATATAATTAATTGGTGCATTTAATACGCCAGGCAAAATATTTAGATTGTTTAAATCTTCTGTTCTTTGATACAAGTTACCCATGTGATATAAGGTTTGATTAGCTGCACGAATAGCATCTGATTGTTTACCTTTAGAAAAAGCAGTAGCTGTTTGCTGACGTTTTTGATAGTTTGTAGCATCAAAAGTAGGATCGTATTGTGTAATAGCACCAAGTAATTGTTGTCCAGCAGGTGTTCTTACCATTTGTGCAGTAACTTGTAACTCACCATTAGCATATTTTTTAATTAAATTAGCTGCTGTAGGCGATACTGTTTTTAAATAATCTTCGCCTGTAGGTTGAGTTGGCATTTGTTGTGATGTTGGTGAAGCGGTAGATAGGTCAAATGGCATTATTTAGTTTCCTCAAATTGTTTACCGTCTGGGCTAACATAAGCTTGATTGCCTTGAGCATCAGTATGTAATGTCCATCCTTGTTTATTTGTTAATGGTTTTGTTATTGGTGTAGACAAATCTGGAAGCCCTAATGGATTAAGTTTTTTCTTTTCAATTTCTAATTGTGCTGCTTGATGTGGATTAATATAATTAGTTGCAATACGTTCAAAATCTTGAATAGATCCTTTATAACCTTTAGATAAGGCAAAATTATAATTTTTTTCAAGAGTTCCAGGAGTTTCTTCTTTAGGATTTCCAAATAACTTAGTTCCTGTAGCGTTAAATACCGATTCTCCTGCACCAAGTTTAACTGGCTCATTAGCTTTAACCATTTTTTCATAACGACCAGATAATATAGATTCTAATAACTTAGGATTATTAACATCTGTAGCATATTGACCAAAAGCTTTTTCTATATCTGCTAATGTAGGTTGTGTAGTAGATGTTTTAGTAACAGGGTTCATTTGCGTAGTTATACCTGACATATTTTGCACAGGTGCTTGACCACTATAATTAGGAGCTACTTGATTAACTTGCTCTGTTGTTTGAAATGGTGATGTAGGAACATTCATGCCTTGTTGTAATGGCATTTCTGTAGGTTGCATTTCTGTTGATGTAGTAGTTATAGGTTCAAATGCACCACCAAGCTTTTTAAGAGCATTAGCCATTTTTTGTTCTTTAGACTTAGTATAATCTCCATATTGTTTCATAGCATTTTCTTCAGCTTTAGATCCAATATATTTACTAGCTACATTAGCTAAAGATTGTGTCCATGATGGAGCTACATAATGACCACTAATCATTTGTCCTTCAGGAGCTTGGCTTTGTTGTAATTGCTGAGCCATTTTAAGTCTACGTTGTAGATCAAGCTGAGCCATTACATCATTAGACGGTATTCCGCTAACGTCTTGTGTATTATCTGGTAAAAATGCCATGTTTGCTCCTAAAGTAAAGCGTAATTAACAAGTTTATAGCCATTAGATGCTGTTGTAACAGCTTCAGGAATGACTTTTTCAACTTCTTGAGCCATAACACCCACTTGTACGCCTTCAGGTAAATTATGTTCTTTTTTATATTTGAATGAATAAATGCCAATACCAGAACTATGAGTTCCAATTTGTTTAATATCTGTTTTAAGTCTTTCATCAGAAAAAGTACCTGTTGGTGCCATGATAGCAGCACCACCTAAATTCATAAGTCCACTCATAAAATTACCAGAAGCAGCATTATTAGCATTAGTAGCACCTAATTGTGCATTGTATTGATTAGAAGCAGCACCTAATAAATCAGGGCCTTGTGTTGTAGCTTGCATAGCTGGATTAACATATTGTGGAGATGCCACTTGTGATCCGGTTCTTAAAGCATTGATAACATTGATTGGTTGCATTTGATTGTAACCAGCTTGACTAAATGCTTGTTGATTAGCTGTAAGACCTGCATTAAGACCTTGCACTGTAGCTGAATTAAGTCTGTCGTTTTGATTTTGACCTAATAATTGTTTAGCAGTATTATATGCTGGCGTACCTGCACCAATACCTTTATTAGCCATTTCTTGTTCAAAAGATTGATTTTCTCTAGCAATTTGTGGTGCAAGTCTTGACATCATAGCATCTTGATATGATTGACCTGGATTAAAGCCTGTAGAAGGTAGTTTAGATTGATCTATACCTGGTTGTGCCATTAAGCTACCAGCGTAATCTAAACCTTGTTGAGCTGTACCTAATAAACCTGAACTTAATTGTGCTTGTTGGCTTGCAATTTTTTGTTGTTCTGGAGCAAGTGTTTGTGTAGCAGTCCACATAGGATTGCCATAAGAGTCTGTACCAGATTGAGTATAGTTAAGATTACCATAAGGTGTTACTTGGTTTACTCGGTTAGCTGCTGCCGCCACTCTAGCCGCATCTAAATTACCTGCTGCTGTAGCTTGTGCTGCTGCAGTATAATCAGGTGCTGGTGGTGCATCATCTTTACCAATACCATACAGTATAAAACCACAATCGCCCATGTAATTTGTAATCCATCTATAAAGTGGATCTAATAATCTAGCTAACTTACTTTGCATATCTATCTCCGAGTTTTAAAAAGCGACAGTTTTCTGGTCGCATAATATAAACAATCCCATCACCATCAGGAAAGTAATCTTTTATTACGGTTTCACGTTCAAAACCTAAATGTTCATCTAATTTTTGTGCTTTTAAATTAGCTGTAGAGACTAATCCTGTTAAGCGTTTGACTTTTAATACATTGAATGGGTAATTAAATATCGCCCAATAAAATTCTCTTGAAACTTTTGCTGGTATATCACATCTTGAATGAATTGATATTGAGCTGCCTGTATAACCGTTATAAAGTACGCCTATAACAAATTTACCGTCTGTTACTTGACCAATAGCTTGACATAATGGATTCCATTGGCCACCTGCCTTTTCACATACCCATTCGCCAACTTCTTGACCTTGAACTATTATAGTACTGCACCTTTTTCAATAACTAAATCTGTAGAAACCCATCTTACGTCAATACCTTGTGAAGATGTTTTAACAACCGGTGCGCCATAATAGCCAACACCATTTAAACCTTGCCATTGTTGTAAAATGTATAAACCACCACCCCAAACACCTATATCCCATTTAGCACTATCCCATGTTCCGGATGTGGTAGGAGTAAAATTAAGTGTTGTAGTAGGTACATCTAAATTAAAGTCTATATTTACGTTTGCATAGATAGCTGGGCTACCAGATGTTCTAAATATAGGTTTAGCCATTGTAAATCGTTTTAACTGGCCTGGACTTTCAAATGCTGAAAATGATTGTAATGCAGTAGCATTAATATTAGATCCATTATCTGAGTTAGTATACCATGCTCTACCTACAAAGCCATTGCCACCAAAATAAGGTTGATCGTTATATAATTCCCAACATGTAGCGTTCCAGCCTGTGTAATTACACCAATTTTTTGTCACAGTATTCATAGCAAACTGTGTTTTTTCTACAGTATTTGGTACATTTAACCATAATTGGTTTTCTTCTGGGTAAAACAATATTTGCCACCCAAATTCTGAACCATAATTTGTAATAGCTTCTGATACAGCCCATTGTATTTTGTCTGTAATAGCCACTCTAGGATCAAGCCTAGATGATTGTAATTCTGATGCTAATGGTGTTAATCCATCTTTACCTAATAATAATAAATCACCACCATATTTGTACATACAACGAGTGCCTACTGGAGTTCCTAAATCCCATACACCTACCATAGACCATGATGTAGCTGATGTAGGATCTGTACCTGCATATACAACTACTTGGCCTTTAGATGTATAAAGAACATAGTAATCATTGACGCCATAACCGGCATCTATTGTCCATGTTGCATGCTGTACAATATAACCACCTTTGTAAGCAAATGCACTAATATCTATA